TGAGAAAACAGTTAATGCAGCTGGTGATGGTACTACTACCTCAACTGTATTAGCTTATGCTATTACTAAACAAGCATTAGAAGCAACTTCATATGCATCAACAAATGCCACTCAAGTAAAGCGTGGAATTGAGGCTGCTGTTAAAGAAGTAGTTGCTGAATTAAAAACAATGTCTGTAGACATTACAGATGAAACTCAAATCAAGCAAATTGCTACCCTATCAGCTAATGGCGACACTGAAATTGGTGAGTTAGTAGCTACAGCGATTGATAAAGTAGGTCGTGATGGAGTAGTAACTGTAGAGGAATCTCGTTCAGGTGAAACATCACTTGAAGTAGTAGAAGGTTTACAGTTTGATAGAGGTTATAAGTCACCTTACATGGTAACTGATAATAACTCAATGCAAGCAGTATTAACTGATGCTTTAGTGTTATTATTCGATGGTAGAATTAGTGCTGTAAAGGATCTATTACCTATTCTAGAGCGTGTATCATCAGAAAATAAATCGTTATTGGTTATAGCTGAAGATATTGATGGTGAAGCATTATCTACTCTTATTGTAAATAAGATGAGAGGTATCTTAAAGGTAGTAGCTGTTAAAGCACCTGACTTTGGTGAACGTAGAACATTAATTTTAGAAGATATCGCTGCTGTAACAGGTGGTACTTTAATTTCACCAACCAAAGGTATGAAATTAGAACGTTTCAATATGGAATGGTTCGGTAACGCTAGGACTGTCACTGTAGGTAAAGAAACAACTACAATCGTTGATGGTAAAGGAGATACAGCTTTAATTAATGCTCGTATTTCAGAATTAAAATCTCAAATCGAACAATCAAATTCACCATACGAAATTGAACGCTTACAAGATCGTTTAGCTAAAATGATTGGTGGTGTAGCTATTATCAACGTAGGTGGTGGTACTGAAATTGAGATGAAAGAAAAGAAAGACCGTATTGATGACGCTTTACAAGCAACAAAAGCCGCTCTTGAAGAAGGTATTTTACCTGGTGCTGGTGTAGCATTACTAAATGCTAGAAATTCAATCAGCAATAGAGACAATAACGATTTCGGTAAAGGTGGTCAAATAGTATTTAAAGCATGTGCTAAACCATTACAACAAATCTTAAGTAATGCTGGTGAAGATTATCATCAATGGGCATCTCATTTAGATAAAGCTGTAAATAATAAGGTTGTACCTAATATTGGTGAAGAGAGATTAGTAGACGCATTTGAAGCAGGTATCATCGACCCAACTAAAGTAGTACGTTGCGCTCTTGAAAATGCAGCAGCAGCAGCCGTTACATTACTAATGACTGAATGTGTTATCAATGATAAACCAACTGATAAGAAAAAATCAGATGAGTTTGATATGGCAGGATTAGGAATGTAATTTGATTAAAAATAAGTTATGAACAAACAACACACTCTCTGGATTGAAAAATATAGATCAGAAACATTAGAACAATACATCGGCAATGATGCGGTTAAAGCCCGCATCGCCGATTGTATTGCTAATAACGATATACCCCATTTCATCTTCGCTGGTAGCGCAGGGACAGGTAAGACTACCCTCGCGAAGTTAATTGTTAAGAACATCCAATGTGATTATCTTTACATTAACGCCAGTGACGAAAATGGAATTGACATCATTAGAGACAAAGTAAAAACATTTGCCTCTACGTCATCCTTCCAACCACTCAAGGTAGTCATATTGGACGAGGCTGATTTCTTAACTCAACCCGCCCAAGCCGCACTTCGTAATTTGATTGAAGAATATTCAATGGTAACTCGATTTGTACTTACTTGTAATTACATTGAGCGCCTAATTGAACCTCTTCAGTCTCGTTGCGAAATTCATATTTTAAAACCACCAACTAAATCTGCTGTTGCAAAGCATATTTGTACTAACATTTTAGATGTTGAAGGCGTAACATATGATATTCAAGATGTAGCTAAGGTAATTAATGAACTATATCCTGACGTTCGTTCTATTATTAAAGTATTACAATCAAATGTTAAAGATAGTAAATTAACTATTACTACATTAGATGATAATTGGTGTAAACAATTAGTTCAAATACTAAATAAACGCGAGAAAAACGCTTGGTATCAAGTTAGACAGTTAGTAGCTGACGCGCAAGTAGATGATTTTCAAACCGCTTATCGCTATATGTTTGATCACCTAGCTGACTTTAGTTATGGACATGATGCTGAACTATCAGTTGGAGAGCAGGTGTAGTGCCAGATAAGGAAATAAATGCAATGGCTTGTATTGCTAAGATACTTGAAGCTACTAAGAAACAAGTATTGTAGTCCCCGACGGGGAATATATTCTTCATATATTTATTGATATGATAGGAATATATAAAATAACAAACCCAAACGGTAAAATTTACATTGGTCAAAGCATTAATGTAAATAGAAGATTAACGGCTCATAAAAACAGACATTCATCTAAGTGTATACTAGTATACAATTCGATTACTAAGTATGGTAAAGAAAACCATACATTTGAACTAATAGAAGAATGTGAGAAAGATATGTTAGATGAACGTGAATTATACTGGACTGAATATTATAATGCTTTGCACCCTAATGGGTTAGTATTAAAAGCTGGAGGTGAACCTGGAGGAACAGGAATTATGTCTGAAAAAACAAAACAAAAAATGAGTAAATCTCTGCAAGGCAAACAGGTGTTAGAGTAGGGGATATAAGTGCTTGCTGTAATAATAAACAAAAAACAGCATTTGGGTTTACTTGGAAATTTAAAAATATAAACAAAAATAAATAACTTATGAAAACAGCAATGCAAGAATTACTAACGTACATTTTAGTTGATTGTAGAAACGAAAGTGGTACTATTCAGTTTAATGCACATGAAACATTTAACAAGTTTCTTGAAAAAGAAAAAGAGCAGATAATAGAGGCAGGTAATGCTTGTTCTATTAAAACAATAGTACATAAAGAAAAACTTGATGAAATGTCTAAAGATGAATTAAGGGATAGTCTTGTTGAGGATACTATTTCATATGGAGAAGATTACTACAACCAAACCTATAACCAAAACGAATTACCTAAAACCTACATTAATGGTGTGGAGGTAGATTCTAACAATAGTTCAGTAACAACAACAGGTGTATGGACTCCAAAAACTAATTAACCTGTGATACGTTGGTATAGATTAATCAAATGGGTAAAAAAACAAAGAAAACGAGGCTATATGTCATTTAATGTAAATACAGAACAACAAATAAAAGAAACATTAAAATTAATGGGGCTTGATTTGTTAGTAAATGAATTTTTGAAAAAAGCTGAACCAATAGAATTTAACCAAAACAAATAAAAAACAAATATTATAATGGACCAACAACAAATGAATCTAAATATCACTTTAGATAAAACAACACCAGTAAAATGTGATACATGTGAAAACGAAACATTTCAAGAAGTAGTATTACTACGTAAAGCATCTCGATTCGTAACAGGTACACCACAAGATGCTCTAATTCCTATTCCAGCATTTGCCTGTGTTAAATGTGGACATGTAAATGAAGATTTATTACCACCACAATTAAGAAACAATGAAGCTACTGAAACTATTTAATAGACGCAAAATGGAAATAGAACAACTAAGACAAGAAAATGAAGGTCTTAAAGCACAAATAGTAGGATTATCATTTAACTTGCAACAAGCAGATAAACAAATAGCAGCATTACAATCTGAACTAGAAAGATATTCTAAGCAAATAAAAGACTTGGAAGCTCAAGTAAAACATCTTAATATGTTAGGACAAACGTCTCAAACAAATAAAAACGATTCAAGATACTACTAATGAATATATTCGACCATATTAAGAATATCACAACCAATAAGGGACCATACTTAGGTGATGAAGGTTGGAACAACTGGATGATTAATCGTTATCTCAGTATGGACCCTGATTACTGTGAAGTAGTTAATTATGTTCAAAAGAATACTTGGCAAATGAAAGGTGAGTACCTATACAATTTGTATAAGGATCTTATACCTCAGCAATACAAGTATCTAAAATATATTAAGGCTAAAAACAAGAAAGAATATAAAGTCGATCAAGTAGAAGCAGTAGCTATTTATTTTGAAGTTAGTAAAAAGGAAGCTAAAGAGTATATTAGCATGTTACCCAAATCAGAAGTAGAAAATATAACAGCACAAATCAATGGAAATTAAAGAACGTTACTACGTAGAGAATGAAGATGGAGAAATAGTTCAACTAGATTCAATTGTTAGTTCAATTATAAATCAATTTACAGCAAGATCCCTTATGGGAAAGGCAAAGTATGGTGTTGATCTTGATCGTACAGATTTAACGATATTAGAGTGGATTGAACATGCTAAACAAGAACACATGGATGCCATTTTATATTTAGAAAAAATTAAACAAGAAGTAAGTGGCAAAGGCAAAATCTACTGAGATAGAGCTCAAGATAAAGAATTATCAAGCACCAGAGATTAACCATGCATTTCAAAGAAGCGTGTCTTATTCTCAGTTTTCTATGTGGGCATCATGTCCTCATAAATGGTACCTTACTTATGTAGAGAACAAACAACCATACCAAGCTAGTATTCATACTGTATTCGGAACAGCATTTCACGAAACAATACAAGATTACATCACAGTAATGTATAATGAGAGTGGAGCAGCAGCTGATAGAATGGATTTAATAGCCCTATTCCAGACTAAATTCTCAGAAGTATATGCTAAAGAATATAAAGCAGCAGGTGCACATTTTACTAATGCTGAGGAAATGGGTGAGTTCTTCGAGGACGCAGTAGCAATACTAAATTTCATTAAGAAAAACCGTAATAAACTATTTACTATACGTAAAATGCGCTTACTAGGTATAGAGATACCTCTATTACTAAAAGTAGCAAATAACGTTTATTTAAAAGGTTTCATTGACTTCGTATTATACGATGAAGATCTAGATAAAGTTTACATATATGACATCAAAACATCAACACGAGGATGGAGTGATAAAGAAAAGAAAGACGATAGTAAAATTGCTCAAATCTTATTATACAAGGAATACTTTTCAAAGCAATTTGGATTCGACGTTGATAAAATTGAAGTTGAATTCTTCATCGTTAAACGTAGAATCTGGGAACAATCAGAATACCCAATCCCAAGAACACAAAGCTTCAAACCAGCAAGCGGAAAAAATAAACGCAAATTAGCAGTAGAA